GAAGATGTTTGGGCTCGGACCCACGGATGTATTCATTCTCTCCTGATCCGTCTCTGCCTGAAAGGCGTTAGACGGTTGCTCTGTACCCGACGCCTTCTTCTTTGGGGTCGGGGGCTTTCTTGGCGTTTGTGCCATGGTTTAGTTCTCCACTATGGATTGGACTTGGATTGAACTTAGACTGGGATCTTCATCGAGAGGTGGAGGCATATTGAATGCCACCTGCTCTGATGTCGTTCCCTTTGGACCACAAGCGTCATAAACAAAACGCTGTGGCTCACGTTCCTCGCGTGACGCTATGATACCTTCGAAGACTCCCGTCTCCTTAGCACCGCGAGTTCTCTTCCCTGTGTACTTGTCCACCGCGATAAAGCAAGCCGCGGCGGCTGCCAGCTTGGACAGAAATGACTTTCCATATTCGACGTCTTCATCCATAGGATTAATGGTCGCCAACATGGTAATGCCATTTCTCGCCAGCTGGTTTGAAACCCTGGTGATAGCCGTGAAGAAGGGCATGATTACACCTTTCGTACTGGCTGGACCATTAATTTCAAACAGTGGCGCTCTTAACGAGTCGATAGCATAGAGACGGTTGTGAGCAACCGTATCTCTTGCCACCCGTAGCAGAGCGGCGTCGACTGAGCGGAAAATCCGCAACGTCTCCAGCTCCTCGACATCATCTGGGTTTTCAACAGCCAACACACGCTCTATATCAGGTAGTGCTCTTAAGAGAGTTGATTTACCTGCAGCTGTTGTACCAGATATTACGGTCAAACCGTATGGTAGTGACACCGAATCGGCGTGTCCCACTTTAAGTGGTAGTGTTCGCTCAACATAGTGTTTACGGCGTACGGTTGGCATTGTCGGTTCATCGATAAAGGTTACCTTACGCAAGCGAGCGGTCCCAGTTTCGATGTTGACAACGCCGAAGAAGCGTTGTGTGTCAAACAAACAAAGCTCTAATGCTTTGCCCGATTCAACATCCTTGACAAGTTGTGCGGCTTCCATCTTCTCCTTATCCTTTGGGCCCTCTTTAAGGCCATCTGCTATGGCCTCTTGATCATCTAACTCTGTACTCATAATACTCTCCTAATGGACTAGTTCACCTAGCTCCACAGTTGGAACTTTAAATAGGTGTCTAATTGAATTGAAGAAGTCACTTGCTGGTACTGTTGCCACAATCTCATCAAGTACCTCTTTCGATACATCAGCTGGATCTATGCGATAGACCAGATAATGTGGATTTGCCTTTACTATCGCGTCTACTTCTGTGAACCTTTGTCGTTTAGCGACTGCTCTGGCTATCAGGTATGGATTAATACCTAATTCTTTTCTGATCTCCTCCTCGTATATGCGATTTAAGTCACGAAATATTGGAGTTCTTGAATAATGTTGGAATCGGGCGAGCACACCCTCCGCGTACGAGATTGGATTCATCTTATCAATTGAAGATTCTCTGGCTAATGGATTTACTATGTATGTAACGGGGTTCGGGTATGCTCGCTTCTTCCCGCCTTCCATGGCAAATACATCACCAAGGTAGATTACTGGTGTTTCGGGTTCCAACACAGCATACGGTGATCTAGCTCGCTTTAGCGAATCATAAACCCGCGATGAGTTGGTCATCATCGTTGCATCATCACTCATATTGAGCAGTCCATGATTTGGGTTCTTACCTTGTAGAAAGGGTTCGATCTCATCAACTGAGCTTAAGGCCCCTGAGTCTCGATAGAGGATGAGATAGACGAATGTCATCCAGAGCTTGCCCAGATCAGGATTAATAAATATTCCTGATGTCAAACCAGCATGTACACTGGCCTTACCATCTAGAGGATCTTCTCCAAACACTGGGTTATAAGAATCTGGTGTCTCACGCCAGGGTGGTGGTGCTACGAAGGATGCATATAACATACGTCGTAGAACAACCAACAGACGTTCATCCCAATACTGTTCCAGCTCTTTAAGCAAAAATTCAAAGAACCAAGTAGGTAGGGTAGTATCCATATTCTTAACGTCTGAGCCTACAATATAGCGGTATTGTGATATCCGCTGCTCCTTGTCCTCCCAACCGCGTGTTTTATAGGTAAATGAGAATCTGTTGAGATACACAGACCGATGACAGCCCATAATAGCCGTCATGAAATAGTTTGGTATGCCTGAGAAACCCCAGACCACGCGCCTTCTCATGGCAAAGTGATTCGGTATGACGCCACCAGCGTCATCGAATACACGAAAGTCAGCTTCAAACGACGCTTTGAGTGAGCCAGTTCTAGCTTCCTCCTCGCTTGGAGCTCGTCTTGATTTGGCCTTCAGTGTGCCGTCCTCTTCCTTAGTGATTGGTGTTGGTTGTTGCCTCTCATGAATCGCGTTGACTAGCAAGGAGTGGAAGTCGTTCATCGCTAAGATGAGATCGGATCTGCCTCCAGATAATCGATTAATGTATTCATCACAGTTGCGCAAACAGTGAAGTGTCGTCATCTTCTTCCATTCATTGTTCTTAGTGAATAGCTTTAGCGACGTTGTCGCTTCCTTACGTATATGAAGATCTGTTGGTGTGACATGTCCAAAGAAGAGTCGAATCAACGTCTTCAACCATGGTATATCACGCTCTGCGATATCTGACCGCAAGCCAAGTGACTTAATAAACTTAGCATTATCAACAAGAGGTAAAGGAAGGGGATCCATCCCACACCCTGAAACACTCAATGCTGAATAGAAGTTACCAGGCACAGCTGTTGGGCCTGAGAAGCCAGATGGGGTTACATCTTGAGGAAACTCATCCGTTAGTCGAGTCGCTACTCTCTCAGTAATCCTCAGCATTTTAGGATTACGAGCATAGACGAATCGATCCGGTGAGTAACCTTTAGTCTCCACATCCTTGTAGGTTAGAGGAAAGATCGCGTTCTGTCTTGGACCGCGATCTCTCGTAAGCCAGAGTTTGGCTCCTGGCGACGTGAAGAGGTACTCAAACTTCGTCGGTATCTTCATAATCATCCTTGGGCGCTGGAACACCTTCAGTCGCTTGACGAAGATTTGAGCCTCTTGCCCTTCTCAGCGCCTTATCAGGATCTGTCTTTTCGAGCCAAGGTTGAGTATCTGATCTCCGCTGCTTTTCGACTTTCCGTGTCGCGAAAGCTTCGGACAAGGATGGCCAGTCTACAGTTTTGAGACCGATTTGTCGTCTTGCCTGAGCAAAGATCAGGTCATCCCTTGCACCTGGGAGCTCAGTTAAAACAGCTACGCTTCTAGCCTCCTTGAGCAGTGTCCAAGCTCTTGAGAGAGCTAGAAGTTCAGAGCCCGAGATGGGTACAATAGCAATGTCATCTGCTGGCTCCGATGAGGCCAAGGGCTGCAATCGCTTCAAGAGTGGTCCTGTCGGTACCACAAAGTCTGACAACTCCAGTGGTACGGGTGCATCGATCGGTATTATAAATACAGTACCTAGCACGTCGCCCACAGGAACATTTAGAGCATCCAGCTCGGGTGGGCTTGTTTGGCCCGCTCCAGCATCGTGTTCAACATCGTTCAATTTCATTGGATTATCTCCAGTTAATATTTCTATCGACATTTCTCTCTCCTAAGATTAGATTATTATTTTAACTCACATGTTACTGGTTTAAACTCGCACATAATATCCTCTATTGTACGAATTGATTGATCAACGTCCGCGTCCTGTGCGAAGCGTAGCCTTTGAGCCGTTTTAAAGGAGTTTTCAAGCAAGGTTTGATGATGCCATGCTTTGTCTAGCTTAGTGAAGCTTCTTGTAGTTTTGCCGGCTAGCACTCTTGCATTCCTGCGAGCCAGGTTTCTTTCTAACCAGGGTCTTGATACAAGTAACAGTGCCGTATTCTCTGGCGTAAACATTGGTTGTGGCATCTCGAGCTGAACTCGTGCTGGGTTGTACAACACAGCTCGATTATATGTTTCCATTCTGCGCAGAAGTGGAATATGAGATCTGAGTATCTCATACTGTTCTACATCTGTACGCGGATTAGTAGCATAATGCTTGGCCTCAGAATGGGGCCAGACCACGCGTGTGTCCGCATCAATAAAATGGGCCGGAAAATCCCTTGATAGTGTGGATTTGCCAGCACCAGACGTCGCATATATGATGAAGTTATATCTAATTAAACTTATCAACTGATCGGAGAGGTCGGTAAGTGTATCGAAGCTATCTAGCTTCATCACCTTAACCGAGGCATACTTCTTAAGTGAGGATGCTTCAATGAGGGTGTCTCTTGCCCAAGTTCTCAGCGTATCATCACTAAAGTTAATGGTCAAATCTTTACGCTCAGCAAGTTTATGTATCCTGTCGACATACATATTCACTGGCAAGGTTGTAATTACATAGTCGAAATCAGGAAAGGCGGTCATGCTGTAATAGAGGTGCTGGTTTGTCAGTAGAATGCGACAATTCAAATTTCCAGACTTAAGTTCATTGACTAGCACACGTTTCTGAGCCTCTCGGTCAAAGCCATATTTATGGCCCTGCGGTCCAAGTTCGCGCTTCAGTATCTCATCGCCATCCACAAAGATTTCATCATTAACGCGTGAGAGATAGGTCTTTCCCAATCCAGGTAAGGATTGAGAAACAATAAGTTTCGCCATAATAATACTCCTAAAAGGCTCCATCACAGGTGTTAAGCCGTGATGGAGTTAAACGTGATGTCAAAGCTGTCGAGGGCGTTATGATCGTCAGATTTGATATCAACATGGTGAGAGGATTGGGGATCTTCTTGACATTCATGATTTGGCAGCCCAAAATTGATAGGACGAACCATTCCAGTTTGCCTCAAATTCATCTTCTATAGCCCAAATGTCTCCATCATTATCATAATACTTGGCGAAGGCAAGGCGTGGCTCAGATATCATGCGCAGATACCAGTCAACAGGTTGTTCGCTAAGGTCAGCAGTGATTATCCATAGCGCAGGAAGTGACATTAGAATCCGACCCTCTACCACATTTCTCAGATCCGAGTTGACTGTAAAAGCAGGATCTGCAATAGTCCTAATGACATAATCGTCGGTTAAATCCGCTAACTGCTCAAGATATTCGTCGAAACCTCTACTATAGTTCCACTCACCGCCTTGTTGGGCAAGTTGATTTATAGCATATGCGAGGTGCGGATTGATGGCTAGCCTAGAGAATACAGATACAGCATCCTGTGCATCGATGATGTCACAAGTGCGCTCAGCTTCAGCCTGACTCTCCGTGCTCTTGAGGCTAACTTCAGGGAAGTTTGGGAAGTACCAAGACGGAGGTACAAGTGGATTATAGTCCAGATAGGCTAGATTGTTTTCCAAGATCAATTCAAAGATCAAGTCCTTGAGCGCTGGTGTAACAGCGATCCTGGAAATATCTTGTCGTAGAATACTAATTTTAGTCATGTTACTCTCCTAACATAAACAAAGTATTAAATGAAAATTACCTAGTAGTCAAAGTAAAAGGGAAGCACTTGATCAAGAAAGATTACAGTCTCATTTCTTCTCTTAAACTTTTCTTCAATGGAACTGCGCAAATCCGGAAAGTGACTCTCCACCTCATAAATTGGATGGTCACCGTCCAGATTTACCACAACACCATTCGCGATGCAGTAATCACCGCACCAAATGTTGAAACTCGATATGCCTTCTTCATCATGATCAAATACATACACATTGAGCATCTTAACTAGCCGAGTTTCAGGCTTGCCATGAGTCAAGAATTCTAGAGTGTGCTCCATTATGCTCTCCTTTAGCTAGCGATAGTAGCCACGTTGTTGCGAGAAGTGGACCTTAATACCATCACCCTTCTTAAAGAGCGTTTTCAAAGCGGCTCTATGGCTTGGATGATAGTTGAATACACCATAGATTATGGAGTATTTCCTCGTTCTAGGATTTTCAGTCTTTAGAACTTCCGCAATGTGCCTGCCGTCTAATGTAATATGCATTAGAGTGATGATTCGATCATCAATACGACAGGGTGTCAGATACTGAAGTGTATACACGCCAGCCTTAATGGCGGGCGATGACTTCTCTCTGACTAGTACAGTTTCTTCTATATCAGTCATGTCACTCTCCTAACATGTTGAAGTAAAGTCTAATAGTTGGGCTTACCAGGCTGAGAACCAAAGGGGTTGGTTGATAGGGTGATTCTTTGACCTTGGCTTAGTTGCTCTAAGTTGAACCCTTAACGCTTCCAACCTTTTGTCCTCCAGTCGTAACTAGGGGACTACACTCGCTTAGAGGTAGCATGTAGCTATGCTTCAGTGCCGATGCAGTCGTAACCGCATAAGCTTTATCCGTTCGTCGTAACTAATTGGAAGGGACTCTGAG